TCATGATTTACTACGCGACCTCCGCTGACGAGCTAGCCGATCAGCTTGGATAGCTTCGCGCCATTCCATCAGCTCTTTGGCGATCCACCGTGGATGGCCGTCGCTGTCCACCCGCTTGGGGAAGCCAGGCTTGCAGGCCAGGTGATCGCGGACATAGGTGGCGCTATAGCCTAGTAGTTCGCCGGCCTGGGCTGCGCTCAGTGAGCGGTACTCGAAGGGGATGTCGATCTTCTCAGCGGCGCTCATGATCTACCTCTAGCCTATTTGTCCCATCGCGAAACCCTTTCAAGATCGCATCAACGCGTGTCAAACACTCACTTGCGGCAGAAGATGGCGACTGATGCCCGAATTCGCTAGACACATTGAACTTCGCTCCGGTGGCATTGACGTGCATTTCAACGCATACATACCATCCATCCTTGCTAGAATGAACTCGCGGGAAGCCGTAGCGATACAGATCAGTTAGGCATTCCTCAAGATCCATCACACACCTCCGGCGGCTCAGGCAGCGGCATCCAGTGGGTCGGCTTCCATTTGTGCGAACTGTTGGCGTAAGGCTCGTCCCATTCCCACCCGATATTCCTTAGACCATCGCCCTTTTCCCATAGCGCGTATCCTGGCGATCCCGGTTGATACTTGGCCATATACGTTTCACGCTGGCCAAAATCAGCACTCCATCCAAGGATATGCGTCCCATCCCTCGGCGCCTCACTAATCGGCCTCCACTTCATTTCTCCCCCCTCTTGGCCGCGATGGCTCGGTCGATGGCTTGGTCCGCCTCTTCCTTGGTGTCGTAGGTGTCGCCCTGAAAGCAGAACGGATACGGACCTTCGAACAGCTCTCGATAACGCTCCGCATCCCTCGAATCCTCCGCAGCTCGCGGCGGACCGTTAGTGAGGAGAAGTGACTCCAAGTTCTCAGCGATAAGTGCTCCATCTTCTGCACTCATCGCTTTCTGGTTGGAGATAAGGTGAGACACCGCCTCCCCAACCACAGAGCATTCCTCGGCAGTTGCGCTGGCGTGGGATAGGTCGTCCCGTGCTTTCCATCCGGTCAATAGGTCATTGACCCAATCATGCACATATCTGCCTTCGCGATCCATGCCGATGGCAATTCGCCCGTAGCAACTTTCAAGCCACGCCTCGAACGCCTCTTGCACCTTCTGCTCGTCGGTCATGGCTGCACCTCCGGCTTGACTACGCCAATGCGACGCTTGCCGCACTTTTCGCATTCATAGCGTCCGCGTTTCATGATATGGACCATGAACCCGCGCTCGGTTCTAACGATGACGTTCTTTAACCACTTCCACTTGTGGCGTTTGCAGGCAGCGATCATCATCCCTTCTCCTTCCTGGCGAGCGTCGGGGCGGCGCAGAGAAGCTTTTCCAGTTCGTCCGTAATCTCGTCAGTCTGGCCTTTGGTGGTGTATCCAAAGCCACGAATCGTCGCCCACACGGCGTCATAGTCGAACTTCCCATCCGGCACGGCCGCGCGCTCGGCGCTGTGCATCGCGATGATGGGCGGCGCACATCCTCCGCACTCCACCACCTTCCCCTGCGCCTCACCGCCTTGCGCGGCTTGCGCGGCTTGCGAGTGGGGTTGGGATTCGTTCATGTGAGACAGCATCACTTCGCGGCAGTCATTCCAGCCGGCGTTGTATTCATGCTCACGAACAGTCACCCCGTTGCGTGGCAGTTCCTCCGGCACCTTCGCCGCCATAGGCTGCGCCATACGCGCGGAGAGGGATTCGCCGAATGACTCTTCGATCCAGAGATGGATGTTCGACAGTTCCCAGCCCTGATGCACGAATACGAAGTCTGCTACCTGTCGAAGTGCGGCCATGACATCGGAGGCGTAGACCATGCCATCCGTCATCTGCACCGGATCGCGGGTGAGGTGGGCGTCGAGGGCTCTATTAAAGCGAAGCTTGGCTTGATGTACTGCCTCTTTGTGGCTAGCTCGCTCGTTCCTACTGGTGGCATAACCATGACATCCGGCTGCTGTTACTGCCGCCGCAAATGCCTCGCGAAGCTCCTGCTCAAGCGTCATCTCACTCATGGCCGCTTCTCCAATGTTGCACGCCATCCGCCATCACCAGAAAGGGCTTCTTGATATCGGCCACCCATGTCACCCCATGAGCAGATACGTTGATCTGGCTGAACTTCGTACCAAAACCATTTTCCGTTATCGTCCTGAGCGAGCCACTTAGCCCATTCTGGTGCATCCTTCCAATCAGGCTTCATGGCTGTCTCCGATGGCTGCGCGGGCGGCGAGAAGCTTTCGCGCTTCGCCTATGTAGTGATCATCGCCTTCATCGCGTAAGCCGCAATACGCTCCACCATGTTGATCAAGGCATTCCGTTACATCGCTTAGACACGCCCTAAGCGCCTCGTTCTCCTTACGTAGCGCGGCGAGTTCGTCAAGCAGGGCTATGGCTGTGGCGGGGTTGAAGGCGGCGATGAACTTCGCATTTGCGTCTGCTTGACGCTTGTTTGTGTCAATGCCATCGAAGCCATTCCATCGAATTAGACATTCATGGTCGGGTCCATGGATTTCGTTTATGCGAAGCGAGAACTGAGGGCGAAGCTTGCCGCTAAGTCGCGACCACGGACCGGGCGTCGCCTTCTCCGCCACGTCGCGCAGATGTTCGTGGCTGGTGGTCATGCGTCCCCCTTCTTGGCTCGGGCGGAGTCGATGGATTCGCTCTTGAGCGCAGCGTCACCGCACATATCGGGGTCGCGCAGGTCACTATCCAAGCCTTCCACCGGATTCACGACGTGATGCCACGTCAGATACTGGATGGCGCACAGACGTAAAGCTCTCACCTCCGCTTGCAGGCGGGTGCGGTCGGCCTCGAGGGCTTCGAAAAGATCGGCCCGGACATACTGGACTTCTACGTCAAGCACTGACTCTTTCCACCAGCTCACACCATCACAGTCGCCGGGGAACGGCTTATCGCTATCCCATTCCTGATCGGACACCTGGAGATAAATCCGCTCTGGAGCCGTGAGCACAACCTTCGGCACCTGTTCATCCGTGTAACTCGTCATAGGGAGTGACCTTTGGCTTTGCCGCGATCTAGAGCGAAGTCAAGCTCTTGTCCATACAGGGCACTGATAGATGGAACGCCATTAATGGGTGAGACACACACGACCCATGGCACTCCAGTGTTTAGAACATCACGGTCTTCTGAGTTTTCTCGAAGTTGCCGATAGCGGGCGGCATCTAAAGCAAGCCTCTCGATATCCGCCCCATAGTCGCCAGACGGCTCGATGCCGTGGCGCCTGAGCGCGGCGTTGATCTGTTCCAGCGCGATGCGCAGGCCGGCGTTGATGGCGGTGTCGGTCATCAGTGCTTCCTCAGACCGATTCGATGGACACGCCGACGATCACGGCTAGCGCCTGGAGGATGTCGCCGCCATAGCAATTGCCGGAGCCATAGCCACCGTCGCCGAGCTGCTTAACTTCGCCATCCTTAGCAAGCTGCGCCTCATCTCGCCATTCGTCCTGACGAGTCTCACTCCAAGAATCGAAATCAGCCGGATAGGGAAGCTCCATCCACCAGCAATCGTTGTCCACGATGAAACGCGCGCCAGGGTTGTCTCGGATCAACTGCACAAGGTCTTTCTTACTCATCACGCTCTCCTTTGTAGGCGGCAATGGCGGGCGCTGATCTCCGCATTCGTGAGCCGGAATCGAACCGGCGACCTGTGGGCCTTAGCAAGGCGCCGCTCTCCCAATCTGAGCTACCACGATCCTCTGATGTATGCCTCGCTTTGGCGCTACCTACTCGCGAAGCATATCAACCATCAGTAGCGCATCAGCCTGCGCATTCATTGCCATAAATCGATTAGAGATCGCACCGGCCGCACGCTAACTCGGCTCCACAGCGTTAATCCAACTACCGGATGCCTCCGGGTTGCGATGCGATCTGTAATGCCCTCAAGCCGTGGAGGGCGGCACGTCCAATCTATTCGGCAGACTCCCACTGGTTAGGAGCTTAGAAGCGGCTATACCGGACTGCCTTATTCCTGCATCTCGCTTACACGCCAAGTCGATCCGTCATATCTCGGATGCGTTCGATGTAGGCGTCAATCAGGTCTGCGGCGCGATGGATTGCAGAGCCCACCGGATATCCGCATGGCGGTCGGCCGGGCTTGTTTGCGTCTTCCTTCGGGCATCGCTCACGGGAGACCGGATTGAGACGGTCAGCCAGTTCAGAAAGAACGATATCGATAGCATCGAGGCTTCTATCCAGCCTGCTGAGCGCTTCATCAATGGGTCGCTCCTGGGAAAAGGCCTCATCCTTGTCATAGGTAACTTTGGCACTTGACTTCATGGAACTGTTTGCGAGCAACATGACTACCTCCGATTTAAGCGGCAAACCGCCGCGAAAGTTCTTCATCCGAATCACTGATCCCCCGAGCCAGCCTGACCACTTGGGACCATTGGACGGGGTTGCAGGAAAGACCGAACTGAGACGGGTCATCGCCTAGGCAGAACGCCATCTGGATCGCTTCCGTAGCCTTCGACTTAGAAAGCTCTTTAGACGAGCGCGGCAGCACGATCACCGAAGGCTTCCCATCGCCCATGTCCAGGCCCGGGATGATTCGCCAGCTCAGCACCATGGCCGTGAGGATGTGCCGCACGTCGTCATGGCTTAGGTAGCCGCCATGCCACTGCATGGCCGAAAGGCATTCGCACGCAGCGTTGAACAGGTTCTGCTGCGCCCGGCTCATGGGTTCTTCGCCGGAGAGTTGCCAGTCGTGGAGCTTTACGGATTTCATGCCGCCTTCTCCTGATATGGCCTGAACTGCCACAACGGACAGCTCGTTGCCGAGCATTCGCGTATGAGCGCCCGGAACCCAGGCTCAGCATTCGTAGCCGTGCAGCCCATGCACTCGGCGCACTTGGCCCGTATGGCCCTCGCCCTAGTCGGCGCCTGAGCGAACTTCTGGATGGGATTGGTGATGGGTGAGGACTTCACGCAGCCTTCTCCTGAGCAATGGCCTCGGCCTGCTTTGGAAGCTGTTCCTTGAGGAATGAGCGCTCATCGGTGGTGAAGCACCCTCCTTTGCTAGGAGCGCGCCACAAAAGCCGCTGCTCCTCCTGAGGAAGCTCGTACCAAAGCTCAGCGATGGCATAAGCGTCCGGCTCTTCAGCCAACAGGTATTCTTTGATGGCATAGACCGATCGCCAATTGCGTCCAACCGCAGCCTGATGGTGGAGAAGCGCTTGAGCCTCCTTCTCCTCATCGCTCATCAGCTCATAGCCGCCTTCGGAGGTGTTGGCGACCTCAATGGCCTGGGCGAGCCGGTCATCGGTATACGGCCATGTCTTGGAGGCGCGCTTGATGACGGCCTTCTTTGCCATCTGCTCGAACCATTCGACCCAGGGACCGGCTTTCTTCTTGGCATAGGCTGATGACTTCTGGCGGATCTTTTCCAGCTCAGCAATAGGCATCGTTTCGCACAGGATGTCTCCATCCTTGGTCTTCGCGACGCAATAGGCGCCCACGATGGGACCGCGATCAGCCTTGAATGCATCCGCGCGATGCTCAGGCATAGCCGCAGGGCCGTTATAGGCGAACGAATCGTCCTGATAGACGATGTCCGCGCGTGCCCAAAGGATCGAGCCGGAGTCCGTGGCGATCTTGATCAGGCCCTTGTAACTGATGTCCAGAACGATCTGGCCGTCCCGGGGAACCAGGTAGGCATATCCATTCGCCGGATTCAGCGTTAGTCCGGTCGATGCCACGTTGATCATCGCCAGCTGCACGCTGTACGGATTATTGTTCGCCGTCTGCATGGCGTAATCCGTCTTCATCAGCATCTGCATGGCGAAGATGCTCTCCTTGTCATAGTTGACGACATGGGTAGCGGCTATCTTCGTGAACCGATCCTTCGACTTCTGGATTGCTGTCTGATATGGAGCCATCTCGTTCATCGAAATCTCCGCACGCTACAACCCGGCGTGCGCGGTGTTGGGAATTCAGTCGTTAACAACCCGAATCCGCGGCTTCACTCGCATGCGAGGTTTGCGGTTCCGGTGATGACCTGCGCTGTAGAACTTGAAGTACCACTCGGCTAGGCGCTGATCGTTTGTTGGTGCGTCGCATCCAGCGAGACTGTTAGGACGCGTGCGGGTGATGGGGTGGATGGTCATGGTGCACCTTCCTTCTCGGATAGCACCGAGTTGGAAGGAATACGAAATGGCGGAAGCTTTCTATCCGCAACGTTCCGCGCAATGGCCTCTTCCGTCATCTTCACCGCGTGAGCGATAGCGTCTTCCTTGCTCCATTCCAGATAACGGTTGTCGTGGTTGACGATGTTCATCCACTGCGAATCCCACAGCCGAACCTCGCCATCCGTGGTAGCTTTAGACGCATCGATGTAATCAAGGATGAGTCCAACCGCTTCGGTGACTTGATCCAGCCGAAGGCCTGCGATGAGTTTCACCAAATGCGGCTCTAGCTCTGAGCGATTGAGCGTCACACTCACGCCACATCCTCCAAATAGGCGCCGGCCGCAGCGAGTTCAGCGCAGGGGTTCGCATCCCCCGCATTGGCCGGCATGGAAAGGTTCGCCCGATACGACATGCGGATTTCGCGCATCATGCGGAGCGATTCGACACGGGCGATGGATTCGCGCTGGTCGGGTGAGTAGTCGATCAGGTCGGTGAGGCACATCAGCGCTGATCCTTCACGAGACCGATGTATCGGGTGAGCGGAGATGGCGCACGGAACTGACTCGTCAACGCCCACGCATCGAACGCATCGCGTAACTTCTCGATCTGCTCGTCCAGCAAGTCGCAGTAGCGGTCATCGCGCTGACTGCGGTCCTTGAGCGGAAGGCCACGGTCGATGAGCATCGACATCAGGCAGGCATCATCCGGACCTTCGTCCTCAATGAACTCCCGCACGAACCGAACGTCTCCGCGCATTTCTTCGAGGCAGTCAAGCTCGAACTGCGCTGTAGCCTCGACGGAGCTTTGCTCGCGAGCGTCTTGGGCATCGACCACATCGGACCAGTCGGGTAGGGCGCTCATGACTGCACCTCGATGGCGTGCAGCATGGCTTCGCGGAACGCGTTCCAACCTTCTGCGAACTCGGTATTTGGGCAGCTATAGATGTCTTTGGCATCAGGCAGCGCCGATTCCAAGCGCTGCTTGGGGTTCAGTGCACCGAGATAGAGCTTGTCTCCAACGACGAGTATGTTCGGCGTCTGGATATCAACCACTGCGCACATTGCGGCATGATTGATGTCTGCCACTTCCGCTACCGGCCTCATGGCGCACCTCCGATGCGAGCCAGGGCGGCGCGCAGACTTTCAACTTCAGAGGTGAACACTGACGAAGTAAGGCGTGCTTGCTGAATCGCTTTGCGCTGCAAACGATCTGAAGCGTTGATCAGCTCGGCAACCAAGGGAATGGTCGCTTGCTGACGCCCCGTTTCGCGATCAACTTCGAACTCGCCCGTATCGAGCATGTCAGCGGCAAGCTGCATCAAAGCCAGCACATCGACCTTCTCGCCAGCCGCCTGCTTCGCCAGCGTCTCGTAGTGGGTGCGGGTCTTGTCGGTGTTCATCAGATGCACCCCTTTACACGAAGCACCCACACGAAGCCGGCGAATGCGGCCATCGCGATCAGGAACGGATACGAATCGGCCCACGAAGCGGGCTGCTTGTCGCTACCCGGAGTGCCGGGAGGGCACTCGAACTTCACGACCTTGGCGTTAGCGCGGAATTCGGAGCGGGCCGTGCGGTGAGCGCACATGTCGCCGCGGAGTCGGGCACGGCGAGCGATGAACTCGGCGTTGGTGATGGAGGAGCGATGCGTCATGGCTCAGCCATCCATCGCTTCAGCCAGCGACTCGTAACGAGTCAGGCCGTTGTGAGGTACAAAGCGATAAAAGGCCGTGCCGCCCTTGTTGCTGAGGGCGTAAGCATCCGGCATGAAGTCACCAGGCGTGGCGACCTTTGCGCATACGATCAGGGTAAGGAAGCCAACCTTTACAGCCTGACCAACTTCCCATAGCTGCTTGCTGTTGCTGATCATGTCTTGCCCCTGCGCCATGGATTGGCGGCATGGGCAAAATATAGTCCTGTCCTATGAATCGTTCAATAGGTCAGACCTAACTTTGTTCCTATGGGAAATGGATGATCCATAGTTTCTGACTATGTTTCAGCCAAAGCGCCTTCTGCGGCGGTGTTCGACCATCGTTGCGATGACCTTGCCGGGCGTGTTTGCGTCGATGCGCAGGGTGGGGTAGTCGGGGTTAAGTGGGACCAGCTCAATCAGCCGCTCACCGTTGGCATCTAGCCCGCGGTCCCGATACTTCTTGAAGGTTGCCTTTTCCTCACCATCCAGCTTGGCGACAACAAGGTCTCCAGGCCGAGGCTGGATGTTCGGATCTACCACGATCACGTCGCCAGGTTGGAACTCTGGCTCCATGCTATGCCCCTCGATCTTGAGGGCGAACGCCACCCGCGATAGGTGGGACGCCAGCTCCGGATCGATACCAATGGACTCCATGCCTTGCCCCCGCGGATATGGATCGTTGCTATCCGACCAGACGCCAGCCTCAACAAATGAGATGAGGGGAACATCTCGCATATCTGGGGAGCCATGGACAAGGACAGAACCCTCCACGGGCCTTGCCTCGCCTGGGAGCATCTCGCCTTCGCCACTCATCAGCCAGAGAAGGTTGACGCCAAACTCCTTTTGCATGCGTAGGAGCTTGTCGTTGGCGGGCATGAACTTCCCATCAAGCCAATCTTTGGCGGTGGGCTGAGAGACGCCGAACTTGCCCTTTAGGTAAGCCTGCCGGCCACGGGTTGCCAATCCGAGCCGATCCATACACATGTTCAGGCGTTCGGGGAAGGTTGTCTTCGCGTGTCGTATAGGCATATCCAATATTCTATTTGCCCAATGCATAGGCTGCCCCTTGCTTTGGAACATTGGTTGGCCCTATGCTCAGGGCGCCATGACCAACAAAGACTCCCTCAAGAAAGCCATCTCCCTCGCGGGCGGGCAGCGCCGTTTGGCCGCAGCGTTGGGCATCAAACAGCCATCGATCTCCGAATGGCTCAAGCGCGGACAGGTTCCGGTGGAACGTGTTGCACGCGTCACTCAAATAACCGGAATGACGCGCGAAGAATTGAGGCCCGACATCTTTGGCCTTGGCGAACCGATGGATCGCAAACGCGGGAAAGCCGCCTAAATGGAAATCGCGAATGTTCATGGCAAAAAAATTTGCCTGAATCAGGTTGGCAACGATAGGCAATTGCTGACAACCGCCGGCAACCGTCCAAAGGACGCGCCTCAGAGGGTTCTCCGGCAAGTGGAAACGGAAGCCCAGGCTCTCGCTATCTCTATCCAAGCCAGCACGCACAAACTCGATTACATCGCCGCCCGCATCGGCAAGTCCCGCGGCTACGTCTCGCGCATGCAGAACGGCGAGCGCCCGATCCCCGAGAAGCTGGTCGGTCCCCTGTGCGCCGCCACGGGCAGCAATCTGCTGCTCCAGTTCATCGAGCTACAGGCCGCGCTCAACGAATTCGAAACCGAACGTTCGCAGATCAAGCGTCTGGCCCGTCTGCTGGAAGCCGCGTGATGAAGCGATCTATCTACGCGTGGTGCGTCCTCAATCCTAAGGCTCCCGCCGGTCTGCGCTGGCGGGTTTTTCGCAATCGCCGTTCCGCGCGTGAGGCTGTCCGCGCCAACGGTGGCGAGCTGTTCCAGATCGTGAGGGTTCGCTGATGAGTGCACATGCCAAGAAACCACAGATCGGCATTGTCGATAGCCCCAACATCCAGCACTACCAGCTGACGAAACCGCAGCTCAGGCTGCTGGGGTTCTTCGATGAGCTGGAGCGCTATCAGGCGCTGGCGAACAAGAAGCCGCCATACATGCGCCTTAAGAAGGCGGACTACATCGACATCGACGCCTCGATCCGCAAGCAGTCCGAGAACAAGCGGACTCTCGCTGATGTGAACTACAAGGGCTATCGCATCCTTTCGATGGGGGATGCATGAGAAAGACGCCCTTCAATCTTCGCGCTGGCGACCATGTCGAAACTGACTATGACGGGCGCAAGACCGTGCATGTCGTAGTCGCCCGCAAACTGACGCCCGAATCACGTTCCGGCGTGTCCTATCGGATATCCCCCAGCCCACGCAAGGCTGCATCTGATGCGTGGCTTGATGCTGCATGGTTTCGCCACGCCTATGGCTATGGCGCTGACGCGGAGGGCGACCCATGGTGATCCGAAGCTTCGCCGAGGCTGTCGCCAAGCGTGACGCCGCCATGGAACAAGCCCTGAGCGCTGCCGAGCGCCAGGACGACGAATGGCCTGAGCTGGCCTATGGCTTTCTGTATCGCTACGCACAGCGCCACCAGGAGTTCGAGGCCTGGCACGTCACCCAGGCTGCTGAGCGGATGGGGTATGGCGCTCCGACCACGGATCGCGCCTGGGGAAGCATCTTCCGCAAGGCCATTCGCGAAGGCGTGATGACCATGGTCGGCTTGGGCAAGAACCCGAATCGGCATGCGTCGATGTGCCCGCGGTATCGGTCGATGGTGTTTGGAGGGAATGCGGCGTGAGCGCGGCTCACTACTACAACGAGATAGACCCGTATTGCGCCGCCTGGCTGCGCAACCTCATGGACGCCGGCCACATCCCTACCGGCGACATCGACACCAGGAGCATCGATGAAGTTCTACCCTACGAACTTGCCGGATACACGCAATGTCATTTCTTTGCCGGTCTCGGCGGGTGGCCCTTTGCCCTTGCGCTTGCCGGATGGCCGGTGGATCGACCCGTGTGGACTGGCAGCTGCCCTTGCCAGCCTTTCAGCGCGGCAGGTAAGAGAGCTGGGTTTGCAGACCAGCGGCATCTCTGGCCGTCATGGCAGCACCTCATCGCGCAGCGCCTGCCTCCAGTCATCTTTGGAGAGCAGGTTGCGAGCGCGACTGACTGGCTCGGCCTCGTGTTCGGTGACATGGAAGCGATGGACTACGCCATGGCAGCCAAACCTATCGAAGCCGCGAGCGCAGGTGCGGACCACTTTCGGGATCGCTATTGGATTGTGGCCGACCGTTACGAGCAATACGCCGGCACGGAACGGGAACAACGAAGCGGGAAACTCGGCCGGCCAGGTAGCGATACGACGAATCGTGCTCGCGCTTTGGCCAACCGCCCGGGCTTCGGATGGGGAGAAGGGTGGACCGAACATGACCTTCGGAGCCGGGGGATTACCGCTTCCGTCATCGGCCTGGAGGGTCGCCAGTACATCGAATGCACCGACGGAAAGGAACCGGTCTGGCGGCCTCTCCCTCCACCCGGAGTTCGCTGGCTGGGAAATGGGATACCCGCCAGAGTGGCTAAGCTGCGCGCCCTCGGGAACGCGATCGATCCCCGACCCGCAGCAGACTTCATTGCTGCGTACTGTGAATCCCGAGGGCTGAGCCTCGGTGATGCCGTGAAGGCTGCTGCGGCATGAACTACTACCCGCGCTACCCGGCCCACTACCTGGCCAAGACGCTGCACCTGACGATGCTGCAGGACGGCGCCTACACGCGCCTCATTGACTGGTACTACACCAATGAGCGTCCGGTGCCGCATGCCCAGCGGTACGCCATTGCGCGGTGCCAGTCATCAGCGGAACGCAAGGCAGTTGACGAGGTGCTGGCCGATTTCTTCGAGCAGCGTGACGACAGCTGGGCTAACTCACGCATCGAGGACGAGATCGCCAAGGCGGCACCCAAGATCGCAGCTGCCAAGGCCAACGGAGCGAAGGGTGGGAGGCCGAGGAATCAAAACCCATCAGTAACTCACGAAGAACCCAATGGGTTTAATTCAAATAACCCACTGGGTTTCTCAGAAAAACCCAGGGCGAAAGCTCCCCAATCCCCATACCCCATAACTAAAAGCGAGATAGAAAAGCCCGCGGGCGTGACGTGGGAAGGGGAGGCAGGTCGAGCCATGCGCGACGCTGGTTGTCACACGATCAACCAAAGCAACGTCGATTTTCTGGCTGCCCGCGATGAGGGTGTTACGGCCAAAGAACTTTCTGACGCTGTTGGCGATGCCAGGAGTCGCGGCATCAATGGCGCCGGGCTGTTCGCCTACGCCATTGGTATCGCCCGCACCAACCACGCCAAAACCGCAACCACCGTGATCGCTCCGCTGCCAAGGGCTGGCCCACAGCCGGTTCAGGGCAAGACGATGACCGCGATCATGGCACTTGAGGGTATGAAAAATGGACTGGATCAAACACGAACTGCTGACGGGCTTCCAGAAACTGCTCACGCTCGGCTTGGAACGACAGCCGGCGGGTGAGGTAATTCCGGGCACGGTCGCGACCTGGTTCGAGTCGATCACGCACCGCCGAGTGTTCCATGAGGAACGTGATCGGCCGCGGTTCCGAGCTGCATTCATCGACCTTGCTGGCCGCATGAAGCACTGGCCGACGCCGCAGGATTTTCTGGAGTCGATGCCGTCGTTTCAGGAGCCTCGCGAGCTTCCGCGGCTTGAATCCGAGGAATCCAAGGCCCGCGCCAGGAAGGCGATGGACGAGCTTGGCGAAATGCTTCGGGTCAAGGAGCCGAGGCAGAACAAGCCGCCGCAGATCCGTCAGACTGACGACTTCCCGCGCTGCTGCGAGAAGGGCACGAAGGAGCAGCCGGTATGCGACGAGTGCCGCGCTGAGGCATTGGCCGATCATGGTCCGGTGACGCAGTTCTGGAAGGAAGCTTCCACATGAAGCCGCTGCCTCTGCGTTGCCGCGTCATCGGCGCCCTACAGCTATCGCCCATGTCCATCGGCCAGCTGTCCTCGGTCCTGTCGGCCAACGTGCATAGCATTCGCCACTATGTCGAGGAGCTTCATCGCATGAAGGTGATCTCGCACCGCGGCATCGGGAGAGCCAATCGCTATCCGGTCAAGTTGTGGGGAGCTAATCCATGACCGTCCACATTTCCAACGCCCGCTGGGAAGCATTGATGAATGATGCTTCCGTATATCTCACCCAAGAAGAAATGGATGCCGGATGGCATTTCTGCCACCGCGATTGGGACGGATTACTGGTCGGGCCATCAATGCTTGAGTGGGATTCATGCACCTGTGGCATCACGCCTAAGGAGGCGACATGAAGAAGTACCACAGCTACCGCCCGACCGAACTGGCGGCACGCATCACTCTGAATGTGCAGGAACGCCAAGCGCGCGATCCACACTTCCTGATGGGCGACATGGTTGAAGGGGTATCGGACCGCTACGGATGTTCCCGCGCCTGTGCGTATCGATACTTGAGAATCGCCGTGGATGTCTTGGGAATCCCCTACGACGACGATCCCGTACGCATTGAACGGCAGCGGGAACGGCTCCTGGATGCCCGGGAAAACTCACGCGTCTACGGGGGCAGGATAGGTGTGGAGCGTCCTGGCGTTAGGCGTCATGTTGAGCATCGGGAGGGCGGGGTATGAGCCGGTTCTATGTGGGGCAGAGGGTGAGAGTCGCGCGAAGCACGCGGCCATATGGTCCGGTGAAAGGTAGATCAATTGTTCTGGATGGAATGCTAGGCACAGAGGCCACCGTTGTCGGAACTGTATCAAGTCCTAACGCCGGATTTCGAGAAAGAGGCGCGTTCGACACGAGTATTCGCCTAGAGAATGGCGTTATTGGCATGTGCCCGTCAGCATGCCTCGAACCCATCACCGATTCCTACGACAAATCCACCTGGGACCAGTGCGTATGGAAGCCTGAGCATTTGAGGTTTGGGGTATGAGCTTTACCGCCTCTCCGGTGCGTCGATTCTCCAGGAATAAGAATGGCCGGGATTTCGTGGTTGGCGATATCCATGGATGTTTCGACAAGCTTCGTGATGCCATGGTCAAGGTCTCATTCGATGAGGCTAAGGATCGCCTGTTTAGTGTTGGCGATTTGGTTGACCGCGGACCTTCCAGTGAGGAAGCAATCGATTGGATCGCGAAACCGTGGTTCCATGCAGTGCGTGGCAATCATGAGCAGATGGCAATAGGCGTGGCGTCTGGTCGCCATGACCTAATGAACTACGTCGGCAATGGCGGAGCTTGGTTCCTCGAAATCAGCGAAGATCGCCAGAAGCAGTTCGCCGAAGTGTTCGATATCCTTCCATATGCCATCGAGATCGATAGCGCTGTCGGTCGCGTCGGCATCGTGCATGCCGATATCGGAGGTGACTCATGGGATGAGTTCGTGACCGAAATCACTGGCGCTGATTCGAACAACAAGCGTCGTCGCATCAGCGAGGTTTGCCTCTGGTCGCGCTCGCGTGTGCAGGCGTTCCAAGGCGGCTATGCAATGGCACCCATCCGCGACCTTGCGCAGCTTATCGTCGGGCACACGCCAATGAAGGTTGATACCTGGTTGGCGAACGTGCACTACATCGACACCGGCGCTGTCTACGGGCGCGAGCTGACGATGGTGGAGTTGTCGCCATGAGATCCACCCGCACCCGCCGCATGGCAAAGGGCCAGCCTTGTCTCATCAGGCTTCCGCACTGTACGGGAGGCGGCGATGACACGGTTTTGTGTCACTACAGATTGTCCGGCTATTCCGGAACTGGTCTCAAGCCACCGGACTGCATGGGCGCTTTCGGTTGTATGAGCTGCCATTCAGTGGTCGATGGTCGCTCACCCATCCCCGAAGGCTACACGCGCGAGACCGTCCGACTTGCGCATGCGGAGGGGTGTCTTCGGACTCAGGCGTTGATTCAAGGGGAAGTGGCGTGAATAGCGGCGAAAAAGATAAAACTCCGTTTGAGAAGGCCAGGGATTTGGGCGTTCCGCTCATTCCCAAGCTTCCAGGTCCATGGACGCAGACAAACCATGACGTAGTGGCAGTCTGTGGTGAATGCGGAAGGTCAATTCATCGCATCGAAGGATATGTGTGTCCTAACGGTCGATGCCCAATTCAGATGAAGTCGACCTGCTGACATGCGCTCCAAGAAAGACGCCAACCATGATGTTCTAGCCAAGTGCTTTCGAGACCTCGGATGTACGGTCATGGATACGGTCAGTACGGGGATCTCTGGCTTCCCTGACCTGGTTGTCGGTTGTGTAGGTCGGAATCATCTCGTGGAGGCCAAGAACCCCAAGACCGCCTACGGTCGCCGCGGTCTCAACGACAACCAAACCGCCTTCGCACGGGACTGGCGTGGCGAACGTATCTTCACCGTCTCATCTGAGGATGAGGTGATCGCAGTGGTGCAGAACTGGAGAAGGGCGTGAAACGCAAGCCACGAATTAGGCTGGTGTTTGGACAGTGGAGGTGCGGTGTCTATTGCGGAGGCTACTACCTGTCAGTAGCTGGAGAATCGATGGTGGAAGCATTCGCAGAATGGGAGCGCCAGAAAGGCGACATAGGCATCAAATGAACGAGCTAACGCCTAAACAGGTCAAGGGTCTGCCTACTGCAGCGCTCAAGCTGATCCAGAGCGACCTGCGCAAGCGGTTGGTGCCGGATTCCGTACGACAAGCCCAAGCCTTCCAGCGGTCGCTGGTGTGGGTGGATAGAGAACTCAAACATAGAAAGAGGGGAGAGTGATATGCACATTGGCCGAATGATGGCTAGGCTCAACCCGAAGAACGTCCGGTTCGATGTCGGATCGGGAGGCATCCCCGAGCTTACTCCGCAGGACATCGCCGCTGCCCTCGGCATGGTGGAAGATGGCATCGGCCGGGAAATGCTCTGCCAGGTCTGGTGGCCGGATGGAGCCAAACTGACCGAGGCACACCTTCTCGAAGTGCTAGCTGACGCCCAGCGCCAAGAATGGCAGAGGCGGGAAGACGACATGCTGAATGCTGTGCTGGCCGTTGCCCAGCGTGGCGACCGTGCCCGCGGAATCTACGCATCGGCTCACGCCAATCGATGGCCGCGGCTGATCCATGTGAAGACCGAGCTGCCGTTTGCTGCGCCAGGCTACTTCAAGGTACGAAAGGCGGTTATTCGGGAGATGCAGGGGGCAGGGCTGTGCCCTATCTGCAATGGCCGAACGATCACGATTGACGCAACAGGTCCCGTCAGGATGTGCATGGCCTGCCTCGGCAGTGGCCACCAATCCGTAAGTAGTCGTGCACGGGCGGAAGCCTGTGGGATCGAGTGGAAGACCTTCCATAGCGACTGGCAGAGGGTGTACGAATGGACCGCCGAGCTTTGCGCCCAAAGCCTGCTCCGTGCACACCGTCAGTTCGTTGAGGCGATTGGTGGGTGTTAGGTCCACCATAAAACCCCATAGACTCGCGCGTAGTTGTAGTAACCTAGATTTGTCGGTGAATGCGTAGGCTGGTACGCAGCGTGGTGATGGCTACCTAACGCCATTCGCACATTTCGAACGTGTAGGTGAGAGCTGAACGCGCAGCCTTAATGCTGGAGATTGAGTTCGCAAATAGCCGGTCTAGTACGCTCTCGCCGGGTCAGGACGCTACCAAGCGGAATGTAAGCCGGAGTTCAGTGCCGACCACCGACAAGTACTGCCAGGACATGTCTGTGGGCTTTTAGCTCATGGCGTGTTCTTCGGGAAACCGATGACGGCCGGGAAAGACCGGCTCCTAATCCAGGCCCCGCCAAGCGCGGGGCTTTTTCTTTTCTGGAGCCAACATGCAACCGAGCCAAGACGCCTACAACTTGGTCAAGGCGTCCGAAGGGTTGCGACTGGATGCCTATCCCGATCCGGCTAGCGGTGGCGCACCCTGGACAATTGGGTACGGCCACACAGCTGGCGTCAGGAAGGGCGACTCGATCACCGAGGACAAGGCCAATGATCTTCTTGGCGAGGACTTGTCGATTGCCGCAGCAGAGGTGAGTCGGCTGGTCATGGTTCCTCTGACACAGGGCCAGTTCGACGCCCTGTGCGACTTCGTGTTCAATCTCGGGGCGGCGAATCTCGCCAGCTCCACGCTGCTCCGGGTTCTGAACAAGAAGGACTACTCCGGCGCCGCAGTCCAGTTCAAGTTTTGGGTGATGGCTGGCGGAAAGGCTATGCCTGGCCTCATCAAGCGTCGAGCCGCCGAAAAGGCGCTATTCGAGAAAGCCGCATGAGCCAGGAATTCACTACCTGGGCGCTAGGTCTTGGCGGATCGCTGATCTTGATGCAGATCGGCTGGATCTCTTGGCTGACGCGTCGCCTTGCTGCGCACGAGGTCAAGGTCGCTGAGGAGTACGTCCACAAGGACGCCATGGCCTTCTTCGACACCAAGACCTCTCAAGCCCTCCAGAAGCTTGAGAGCCAGGTCGATGAGATCCTCAAGACGCTCTACGAGCTGAAAGGGAGATCAGGGCAGTGAGCGAGGAACAGGGGGATAAGCTCGATCGACAGCTGGATGATCTGAGGCAGATCCTCAAAGATTTCCCGCGGCGCGGCATCAACGGTCAAACCAACGCCCATAACGTCAACATCAACGGCGGCAGCTGGATCAACACGCTGTTCATGGCGATCTGCTTCGCCTGCTCTTTCGTCAGCACGACCATGTATGTCGTTGCCCGGTCGGACTGGAACGCCGAGAAATCCGATATCAAGTCTCAGCGGCGCGAGGAAATCCAGCGCCTTGAGGGCGATATCAAGGAACTCCGCAGCCAAGCGGAGACCCAGCAAGCCTACCTGAACGAAATCTACCGGACCCTCAAGAAATGAGCACTCCCCCGATCATCATCATCATTGGGCCGCATGCCTATCACTTCGCCAATCTGGCGGAAGCGGCTGCGTTCCTGGAAAGCCAGAAGTCCGACGAAGTCGAGGCGCCACAGTCGTGAGCCTGCGCGACCATCTCGTCGACGACTGGCAGGAGTGGAAACGCTGGTGGTCGATGCGGTGGATATTGGTATCCGCTGCCCTTGGCGCGGCGCAGCAAGCGTGGCCCATGCTTCCGAGTGAATGGATAGCTGCATTCCCGCATTGGGTTCGGCTCGCACTTGGCATCGGAAGCCTGTCGACCGTTATGGCGGCAGGTGCAGCGCGGATTGTTCGGCAGAAGAAACCCGACGAGATCGCCTGACATGCTCGCCTCGCTGGAAGCCAAGCTCATTGCCATTGGGCTGGTTCTGGCTGCGCTCGCTGGCGGGTTCATCTGGTACGGCCACACCCGTTACGAGGCCGGAGCTGCATCAGTTCAGGCCAAGTGGGACATCGATAAGAGCGCCCAGGATGAGGCAGTAGGCAAAGCCTCTGCCGCCTCCGTCGCCCGCTTCAACAGCCTCACCAGCCAGTTCAACCAGCTCAGCGCGAAGTACGAGGAAATGACCCATGACCCGATGCCGGCTGTGGCTGATTCCGTGTCTGCTGGTGTACGCAACGGCACTCTCGGGCTGCGGGGAGAAGTCGAATGTCCGGTACATTCCGGCACCGTCGATGCCGCTACCGCCCGTTCCCGCGCCGCTGATGCAGCCGCCACCCAAGCCCTTGCAGACCGCGTCCAAGCTGCAATCGCTGCTGTTCGAGCCGGTGACGAAGCCGACCAGCGGGAACGCCAACTCGGCCAGCAGGTAGTGGCGTTGCAGGGGATTCTTCGGGCGGAACGAGAAACGAGTTCGCCATGACCGAAGGTAAGAAGCCGACCGACTGGGAGCGGATCGAATCCGACTACCGAGCCGGACTGCTGTCCGTGCGAGAGATTGCCGCTACCCATGGCATCTCCCATACGGCCATCAACAAGCGCGCCAGGACCGATGGATGGGACCGTGACCTGTCGGCCAAGATCAAGGCAAAGGCAGACGCGCTGGTTTCCAAGCGCGAGGTTTCCAGTCAGGTTTCCACGGAGAGGTCAGAAACAGACAGGTCGATCATCGAGGCCAATGCTGAGGTTATCGCCAACGTCAGACTGGCCCATCGCAAGGACATTGGAAGGGCACGCGTCCTAGCCATGGCCCTCCTTGAGGAGTTGGAAGGACAGACCAGCAACAGGGAGTTGATGGAAGAGCTGGGTGAACTTCTTAGCGGATCCAAGGAACAGGATGGGCTGTCGGACAAGATGATGGCGATCTACCACGCTGTTACCAGTCTGCCAGGGCGAACCAAGACCATGAAGGACTTGGGCGACACGCTTCACAAGCTAATCACGCTTGAGCGCGAGGCATACAGCATCGCTGATCCCAAGCAGATCAAGCTCGGCGTCTCCCTTGAAGACCTGATCGCCGGCGACGAAGACAGCAAGTGAGCCAGCTCGCCGCGGCACAGGATCGCATCCGTCAGTGGCGGGTCGATCCAGTCAAGTTCGTGCGCGACAACTTCGACATCGAGCCTGACGCGTGGCAATTGGATGCGCTGATGGCGCTGGGTGGCGAGACCAGCCCGAAGCGCAAGCTGTGTCTCAAGGCATGCACGGGTCCGGGCAAGTCGGCCACGCTGGCCTGGGCTGGGTGGCATCGACTGGCTTGCTTCGCGGCTAAGGGAGAGCATCCCAAGGGCGCGGCTCTGTCGATCACAGGTGACAATCTTAAGGACAACCTCTGGTCCGAACTGGCTAAGTGGCAGGGGCGTTCGAAGTTCCTGCAATCCGCCTTCACCTGGACCAAGGAGAAGATCTACGCCAACGATCACCCGGAGACCTGGTTTCTCTCGGCGCGGTCGTTTGCGAAGGACGCCAACACGGAGGCGATCGGTCGAGCGCTATCCGGCCTGCATAGCCAGTTCCCGTTTGTCCTGCTGGATGAGACGGGTGACATGCCGGTGGCAGTGGGCAAGGCGGCGCAGCAGATCTTCACGGGTGGCCCGAGAGACGCCGCGGTTATCCAGGCTGGTAACCCGACCAGCACGGATGGGTTGCTGTACGAGTCCTGTGTCACCGGTGCGGCGTCGTGGAAGATCATCACGATCACGGCCGATCCCGATAACCCGAGTCGAACTCCACGCGTCAGCGTAGAGCACGCTCAGGAGATGATCGACAGCTACGGGCGTGACAACCCGTGGGTGATGGCGACGATCCTCGGGCTGTTCCCGCCAGCCGGCTTTCGGTCGCTGCTGGGTATCGAGGATGTGAATGCCGCGATGAACCGGCACTACAGGGAAGCGGACTACGAGTCGTCAGCCAAGATTCTCGGTGTCGACGTGGCCCGCGAGGGTGACGATGCAAGCGTGATGTTTCCCCGGCAGGGCGTCGTGGCCTTCGAGCCTAAGGTCATGCGCAACCTGCGCACTACGGATGGTGCCGGCATCGTGGCTCGCAAGGAGCAGGAATGGAGCTGCGACGCCACTTTCATCGACAACACGGGCGGCTTCGGTGGAGGCTGGATCGACAACCTCCAGATGCTTGGTCGGCGACCTATCGGAGTGCATTTCGCCTCGGCGGCAGACGATGGTCGGTACGCCAATAAGCGTGCCGAGATGTGGTTCAAGATGGCGGAATGGATCAAGAACGGCGGGGCGATTCCCAAGGTTCCCAACCTCATCGCTGAACTGACCACGCCGACGTACTCGTTCAAGGGCGACAAGCTCCTGATCGAACCCAAAGAAGACATCAAGAAGCGCCTAGGCCGGTCGCCTGACCTGGCCGACGCCCTGGCGCTGACATTCGCTTACCCAGTCACTCCCCGTGGCCTCAAGCTGCCGAACTACGGCCAGCAGAGGCAGGAATACGACCCCTTCGCGAGGCTTCGAAACTAATGTGCTTCGGTGGAACCTCCGCACCCAAGGTGCAGCAGACGGCTGCGGTAACGCCCGTCGTGCAGCCTAGCCAGGCCGTGTCAGATACCGCTGACGCCGCCGCTGCGGCTGAGCGCCGTCGCCTCCAGTCGATCGCAGGCCAGCAGTCAACCATCGTCACGGGAGGCAGCGGCGCGGCGACCCCCACGGGCGGCTCGAAGACGCTGATCGGCTCCTGATATGGATGCAAAGGTGAAGTCTCCGCCGTCCCCTGGAGTCGGCGAGACCAAGTTGCAGCGTTACAAGAAGCGCGCACTTGCCCTTGACCGCGACCGCCAGACATTCGAGCCGCATTGGCGCGACATCCAGCGATTCATCTCGCCGCGCTCCGGTCGCTGGTGCTTGGCGGAACAGAACCGCGGCCACAAGAAAGATCAGTACGTCCTCAACTCCGCTGCGACCATGGCGTCCAAAACGCTTGGCGCTGGCATGTTCTCGGGGATGACGAACCCGGCCAGGCCGTGGTTCCGCTTGTTCACCACTGACCCCAACCTCATGGAGGTGACGGCGGTCAAGAACTGGCTGTACATCGTTGAGGAGCGCATGCGGTCCGTCCTGGCCCGCTCGAACCTTTACTACGTGCTGCCAAGCGTCTTCCGCGAGCTTGGCGATTACGGCACGGCGGCTGTGTACTGCGAGCCCGATGATAAGGATGTCATCCGGTTCTATCCGATGACGATCGGCACCTATTGGCTTGGTACCGACGCGAGGCGGGATGTCGACACGCTGCGCCGCAAGCTGAAGATGACCGTCCGTCAGATGGTCGAGAAGTTCGGGTATGAGAACTGCTCTCTTTCGGTGCAGTCGTCCTGGACGAACGGCAACCTGGAGGAAGAACGAGAGATCGAACACCTCATCCAGCCGAACGTCGACCGTGACAGCTACAAGCTGGACGCCAAGAACAAACCATGGTCGAGCTGCTATTGGGAGATCGGCAACTCGGACAAGTTCCTGCGCGAGTCGGGGTATGACTCCAAGCCATTCATGGCGCCGCGATGGGATCTGATCGGCGAGGACACTTACGGGTCGAGTCCTGGCATGGATGCGCTGGCTGACACGAAGTCGCTACAGGTGCGCGAACGCCAGCTTTCGGAAGCGTATGACAAGCACCTGGATCCGCCGACGTATGGCCCGGCTGAGCTGGACAACCGCACGGCAAGCTTCATCCCCGGACAGTTCACGGCCATCAACATGGGCCAGAACTCGGGGGGTATCCGGACCATCTACCAGACTCAGCCCGACTTCCAGGGCGCTCTGGCGGATAAGGGCGACATCATCCATCGCATCCGTGACTGCTACTACACCAGCCTGTTCCTCGCTATCTCCGGCCAGGTCGACGATCCTAGCAAGACCGCCTACGAAATCAGCCAGATCAATCAGGAACGCCTGTTGATGCTTGGCCCGGTGTTACAGCGTCTCAACAGCGAGATGCTGGATCAGATCATCGACATGACCTTCGAGACGATGCTGATGCAGTCTCAAGGCATGGACCCGGCAACTTGGCTTATCCCGCCGGCTCCGCCGGAGCTGGAAGGGCAGCCGCTCAAGGTCGAGTACACCTCGGTACTGGCGACGGCCCTCAAGCTGCTTGAGGTGGGTTCGATCACGCAGTTCATGCAGTTCATCGGATCTCTCGCTCCGCTCGATGCGCAGATTCTTGACGTGGTGGACTTCGATCAAGCCGCTCAGCAGGTGGGCAACGATCTTGGTGTGCCTCCGTCGATCATCCGTAGTGACGACGATATCGCCGCCATTCGTCAGCAGAAACAGCAGCAACAGCAGCAGGCCATGCTTGCTGCGCAGGCGCCGGCGGTCGCTCAGTACGCGAAGGCGGCGAAGGACGCAGGGCAGGCAGTGGCATCGCCTGGATCGCTGCTTGGGGCGGCTGGCGCTGCGGTTAACCAGGGCGCGGGCTGATGAGCGGACGCCGATCGCCAAGTCAGCAGGAAGCCGACAAGAAGCGCATTGAAAACATCCGAAATGCCGACCTCAAGGACATCAAGTCGCTGATGGATCACCCGGAGTTCCGTCGGTACATCCGTCGGTATCTGGAGATGACCAGCGTCTTCAAGACCACCTTCACGGGTTCCAGCGAGACCTTCTTCAAGGAGGGTCAGCGCTCTGTGGGAACAACCATGTTCGGCGAGCTGATGTCAGTCGCTGACGACAAGTACCTGGTGATGATGCGCGAGCGCACCAACGCCGATCTGTTCCCGCCAGACGTCGAGCAGGACGACTGACATCAAGCTTCATAGACAGCAGGCTGAGGCCTGCGAGGAGGAGGTATGTTCGTTGAATACAAAGTGCGTCCGGTGACTCGGTATCTGGTGACTCGGTACATGTCGGAAGGCGATGGCGCAGGAAGTTCATCCATCCAGGGTGAGTTTGATTCTGAGCACGTTGCCTATGAGGTCGGCTATGCCCTTTGCCGCGCTGAGCATGATCGCCTTGGGTATCCGGTGGGTGACGAACGCATTCAGTATCCGGAAAAGCCCGTGCTTGCCAGGGCACCAAAGCAGTTAGACCCGACAGATCAAGATTAAGCGATTGATTCCATTCCGTTGCGGGATTCCCCGTAACGACCAACCAAAGCCGCCTCCGGGCGGCTTTTTTATTGCCCGAGGTTCCCATGACCGAGCAGTCCACCGCCGCCGCTACACCAACCACGGATGCGGCCGCCGCCAATGCAGAGTCGACTACCGCGACGTTGGTCACCGACGCCGCGGCCACCAAGACCGACGCCAGTACGCAGACTGCGCCGGACACCACACAGGCCAACTCCGGAAAGGCCGATGAGGTGACCGACAAGCCCGCAGGCGCGCCGGAGAAGTACGAATTCACCCCGCCTGAGGGCACGCAGGTTGATGCCGCTTATCAGACGAAGTTCGAGGGCGTTGCCCGCGAGCTGAACCTGACTCAGGAGCAGGCAAACAAGCTGTACGCGCTCGGCGGCGAGATGGCACAGGCCCAGCAAAAGGCGTTCGAGACCGCTCTTACCCAGCAGTCCGATCAGTGGGCCGAAGCCTCACGCACTGACAAGGAGATCGGCGGCGAGAAATTCGATGCCAGTGTCTCCGTCGCACGTAAGGCGCTCGCCACCTACGCGACGCCTGAACTCCGAACCCTTCTCGAACAGACCCGGCTCGGCAACCACCCCGAGGTACTGCGCCTGTTCCACCGCATCGGCACGTCCATCGCCGACGACAAGTTGGTGAATGCCGCTTCCGCAGGTGGCAGCGAGCGCAAGTCAGCCGCCCAGGTGCTGTTCGACCACCCGTCTTCCAATCCTCAGAGGTAACAACTCATGGCTACTCTCACCGTTCCTTCGGGCGCTGTGACGCTGCTCGATTGGGCCAAGTCCATCGATCCGGATGGCAAGGTCGCAAAGGTCGCTGAACTGCTCTCGCAGTCCAACGAAATCCTGCTCGATATGCCGTTCATCGAGGGCAATCTGCCCACCGGCCATCGCGCCTCCATCCGCACCGGCCTGCCCACCGCGATCTGGCGCAAGCTGTACCAGGGCGTTCCGCCGTCCAAGTCGCTTCGCGCGACCGTGGAAGATGCTTGCGGCATCCTGGAAGGTCGCTCCGAGGTCGATAAGGACTTGGCCGATCTCAATGGCAACACTTCGGAGTTTCGTCTGTCCGAGGGCCAGGCCTTCATGGAGGCGATGAATCAGGGCATGGCGCAGGCCCTGTTCTACGGCGACTCCACGCTGAATCCTGAGCAGTTCAACGGCCTGGCACAGCGATACAACACCATCACGGTGGCGAACTCGCAGATCGCGAAGAACGTCATCGGTGCTGGCGGTTCTGGCAACTGCACCTCGGTGTGGCTGATCCTGTGGGGCGCCGAAACCATCACCGGCATCTTCCCCAAGGGTTCCCAGGCTGGCTTGCAGCACCAGGATCTCGGCGAAATCGACGCGTTCGACGCCAACAACGGTCGCTTCCGCGCCATGGCCGACATCTACAAGTGGAAGTGCGGCCTGCACGTCAAGGATTGGCGCTATGCCGTCCGCATCGCGAACATCTCGATGACCGATCTTCTCGGCCAGTCTGGCACCCAGGCCAATACGGCCTCGACGTGGTTGCCGAAGCTGATGGTCAAGGCACTGGCGCGCATTCCGCATCGCGGCATGGGCCGTGCGGTGTTCTACGCCTCGCGCTCCGTGAAGGAGATGCTGGCTGTCGGCGCGTTGGACAAGTCGCAGAACGTGCTGTCGATCCAGGATGCCTTCCAGCAGTACGGCAAGGTCGAACCCGGCTTCGTGGCACAGGGCGGCACCGTCAATGTGCTCGGCGTGCCGGTCCGCACCGTGGATCGCATTCTCGAGACCGAGAGCGCACTGACCTAATCCCACCTTCGATACGAGGAATCTCACATGTACGTCGACAAGCAGACCGAGTTCTCGGATTCGCAGGCGGTCACCGCTACTGCGATCTCCACGAACGTCCTGGACATCTTCTCCACCCTTGCCGGTGGCACCACCAACGCGGCGGGCATTTCGCCCAACGCCCGCATCGACATCGGCTCCGGCCCTGGCGACCTGTACCTGATGGTTTCGACCGCGGTCACGGCCACCGATACCGGCAGCGATGCAACCCTGACGATCACGCTGGAATCGGCCGATGACGCCGCTCTGAGCACCAATGCCCAGGTTCACTTCTCCACGCCGGCCATCGCCTTCGCCAGCTTCGCCACCGCCGGCACCACGCTGGTGGCGATCCGTCTTCCGGCTGGCCTGTACCGCCGCTATGTCGGTATCCGCTACACCGTTGCCAGCGGTCCGCTGACGGCAGGCGCCTTCGATGCCTTCCTGACGCCGGCCACCAACATCAACCGCATCTACGCCTCTGGCTTCACGGTCCAGTAAGGAGGGTTCGCCATGGCAAACGTCAAGGTTGTCGCCATCGAGAACGGCCACGATGGCGTGCAGTACCGCAATGCCGGCGAGGAGTTCGAGGTGGACGCCAAGCGCCTGAAAGACGGTTCGACGTGGTTTGTCGAATCGGTCAAGGCCGATCCCAGCATCAAGGAAGGCGCTGGCGAGTAACGCATATCCCCGAGGCAGTGACTTGAGAGGCCCCTAGTGGGCCTCTCTCTTTTTCAGGGCCGGCCATGACTTCGAAGATCGATATCTACAACCGAGCCTTAGCCCGAATCGGGGTGGATCAGTTCATTTCCGATCCGCAGGCGACGAGTAAGCAGGGCAACCTGTACCGACTGTTTTATGACTATTGCGTGGATCAGTGTCTGTCGGATTTCCCATGGGGCTTCGCAACGACCATTGTCCCGGCCGCCATGGTATCTGGTGATTCGCCGGCAGGATGGCAGTTCCAGTACGCCTATCCGATCGATGGCCTGGCTGTTCGTCAGGTTACCGATGCGATGGGAGCGCGAACGGTCTACATCTCCTACCTTCGCGATTGCTGGAGCGACGCCTATCGCGTCTTCCAGCCGCCCGCATGCCCCGTGCCTTGGAAGGTCATGACCGCCAACGCTAACGGCTCGGATGCCAAGGTGATTGTGACGGACTTGGATCAGGCCTACCTGCTTTACACCCGTCGCATCACAGACCCCAATCAGTTCGATCAAGGTTTCATTGATGCTCTTTCCTGGCGTATTGCCATGGAAGTCGTCACCACGTTCGTTGGTGTTCCTCAGGGCGCACAGCTCGCCATCACGCTCGGCAACCAGTACCGAAACGCTCTCCTCACGGCCCGTGCTCAGGCACTCAACGAATCGGGCCAGGACTATAAGCCCGACCCAAAGGCCATCGCGGCACGCGCATGACCGATCTCATCCAGCCTTCGTTTACGGGTGGCGAGCTTAGCCCGACGCTGCATGCGCGCGTTGACCTTGCCCGCTATCAATCCAGTCTCAAGACATGCCGAAACCTGATCGTCTCTGCCTACGGCGGCGTCTTCAATCGCCCCGGTACGCAATACATCACGACGGCAAAGTCGCAGAACCGCCTTATCCCATTCCAGTTCAACATCACGCAAAACTATGTGATTGAGCTTGGCGAGCTGTACATGCGCTTCATCGCCAATGGGGCGTACGTATTGTCTGGCGGTGTGCCAGTCGAACTAGTCACTCCATGGCATTTGTCTGATGTGTGGGATCTGAACTACACCCAGTCCGCCGATGTGATGTACTTCGCGCATCAAAGTTATCCGCAGCAAACGCTGACCCGCACGTCGTCCACGTCGTTCACCTTGGCGCCGTACGCGGCGCTTGAGGGACCGTTCCAGCCGATCAACTCAAATCAGGCGATCCAGATGGCCGCCTCCGCGGTCTCTGGCAACGTAACGGTCACCTGCAACTCGTCCGTCTTTAACGCCACGATGGTCGGCATGATGCTGTACATGGAGAACAAGAACCTCTCCACGCTGAAACCGTGGACGGCTGGCGAGAAGAATGTCGCCATCGGGCAGTTCCGCCGTAATGCGGGCAAGACCTACCAGGCCATTCAAAATGCAGGCGTCCCGTCTGGCGGTTACACCCTGACGGGCGGGAACGGTCCAAGCCACGATCAAGGGTCGCAGTGGGATGGGCCTGGCGACACGCGCACCGATGGGACCGCCAATTACACAGTTGGCATCCTGTGGCAGTACGTCGATTCAGGCTATGGCATCGTCCAGATCACCGGGTACACCTCGGGCACGTCGGTTTCTGCCCTGGTGATGAAGCAGCTTCCTGCCGGTGTCGTGGGCGGCACTGGAAGCCCCGGCGGATCCTGGTCGTTCACTGGCGACGGCACCACGCTTACCTTCTTGATCCCTGGCAACACGTCGAACATCCCGAGCCTCTACTCGGTGACGATTGCCGGCGTCCCGATCCCCGATAACCCGAACAACCCGCCGAATCCTACGGGTCCGGTATCCGACTGCGTCCATGTGGACAGCTTCTTCCCTGGCGGCTTCACAGCCTTGGAGTGCGACGGGCGCGATGTGGTAGTGGTCGACCATGCTGATCTTTCGGTATCGATGGCTCCGGCCAAGCTGTTCCGCACCTCTGTTCAGCCTTGCTGGAAGATCACGACCGCTTCCGGGGCATGGCTCATCATCTCCAAGTGCACGCGGTGCGAGACGCTGGAGCTAGGTTTCGTCTACGGTGATGAGCTTGAAGGTCTGTCCCTGCCCATGGGTGGCGATGACTTGGATTTCCAGTGGGACACGGTCGAATCCGTGCGTGAAGCTGGTGACCTTCTGGTCGCACATGTCGACACGGGAGACCGCAACTACGCCGCAGGCGGTGAACGTGGCCGCTACATCTCCACCCACAACGTCATCATGGTGAAGGGCTGATGGCTACGCAGGGTTGGACGATCAACAACACGGCGCACACCATCACGTTCTTTCAGCCGCCGGCCAATGGAGCGGCCATCGCCGTGAAGGAATATGCCCAGGGCGCGGTTAACTCCACGGACTACTGGGCCTTTGGCGCCTGGGGTCCGTCAGTCGGCTATCCCGGCGTGGTCGAATTCTTCGGCCAGCGCCTGTTCTTTGCCAGCACGGCCAATAGCCCGCAGACCTTGTGGGCCAGCAAGACCAGCAACTACACGAACTTCGGTAAATCGGTACCAACTGCCGACGATGACGCTATTACGGCGACGATTGCGGCGCGACAGGTCAATGCGATTTCTGACCTCATCCCGCTCAAGGACATGATCGTCCTGACCGTGGGTGCGGAATGGAAGTCCGGCGGTGGACAGAACAACGTCCTCACCCCATCCACGATCAGCTTCGTTCCCACGACCAACTACGGCTCATCTAACCTTCCGGCGCTGGTCATCGGTGACAGCGGGATCTTCGTGCAGGGCAGGGGAAGCTACGTCCGCGACATCGGCTACCAGTTCTCGGTGGACAACTACACCGGCAACGACCTAACCATCTTCGCCTCGCACCTGGTGCAGGGATTCACCATTGTTGACTGGGCCTACCAGCAGACTCCGTGGTCGGTGATTTGGGCGGTTCGCAATGATGGTGTTCTGCTCGGCATGGCCTACTTCAAGGAGCAGCAGGTCTCTGGCTGGTTCCATTGCGACTGGGTGAACGGTTTTGTGGAATCGGTCTGTTGCGTCACGGAGGCCGGCAAGGATGTCGTGTATCTGTCGATTCGGCGGATCATCAACGGGTCCACGGTGCGCTACATCGAGCGTATGTCGGATCGGTTCTTTTCGGATCAGCGCGACTATTTCTTTGTTGACGCCGGCCTGAGCTACGACGGCCGAAACTCCACCACGGCGCCCACAGCCACTATGACTTTGACGGGCGGTACGTCCTGGGTATCTACCGAGACGTTGACGCTGACGTGCACCGGCTATGCGCCGTTCACCGGATCCAGCGTGGGCAACTGGGTCAAGCTCTACGTCTACACCACCCAGCTCGATGATGACGGCAATGTCGTCACCGACGAGTTCGGAAATCCGGTCCAGGTGCAGACCCTGTGCGTTGTCCAGGTGTCGGCCTTCACCTCTAGCTCCGTGGTGTCTGTGCATCCCATCGGAATGGTTCCCGTGCCTTTCCGTAACGTCGCTATCGGATCATGGGACTACTGCCCCAAGACCTTCTCGGGCCTATCCCATCTGGAAGGGCAGAAGGTGGCTATCCTTGCCGATGGCAACGTGAAGCCGCGCTCCACAGTGACGGGCGGCCAGGTGACCATCGATTACCCGGCCTCCGTTGTCCACATCGGACTGCCCATTCAGTCGGATTTCGAGACGCTGGAGGTCAACGTTCCAGGCGGCGAAAGCATCCGCGCCAAGAACAAGTCGATCAACCAAATCACGCTGATCGTTGAGAACACCCGCGGCGCGAAGTTTGGCCGCGATGTGAACGATCTGACCGAGGTTCCCAGCCGTCAGGTCGATGATGGGTACTACAACCCGAACAGTCTGCAAAACGATCTGATCGACGCCTATATCACCAATGTGTGGTCGAAGCAGGGTCGCGTGTTCATCAGGCAGGACGATCCTTTGCCGCTAGGCATCCTGGGGATCATCGTGGATACGAGCGTCGGCGGTAACTGATGCACATCCACATCGTTTCCGTCGAGCCATGGCACGTCGATGCAGTGGCAGCAAACATGCGCCAGGAAGACGCCAAAGAGGTGATGGAGCTGGCTGGATTCAGTCCGTTCGAGGCGCTTGAGACGAGCCTGTCGCACCCGGGCGTCAGCTATACGGCCCTGTTCGATGGTGAGCCGGCGGCGATCTTCGGTGTTGTTCACCCGTCACTGATGGCTGCTGTGGGTATCCCGTGGCTACTCGGAACGCCATTGCTTGAGACCCATTGGCGAGCGTTCGCCAAGGCTTCCCGTGTCGTCATGGACAGGCTTAAGGCCGAGTACCCAGTCATGACCAACGTCACCCACGCTGACAACCGACTTAGCATGCGCTGGCTTCGCTGGCTTGGCGCCACGTTCGATATCGAAGGCATCCACGCGAGGTTCACCCTATGTGCGCGGTAGCGGCCATTCCCTACATCATTGCTGCCGTAGGAACGGCGGCGGCTACGGCTTATCAGATTCACGCCAACAATCAGGCCGCCAAATACCAGCAGGGCGTTGCAGATCAGAACGCCGCTCTGGACAAGCAGCAGGCATCTAACGCACTTGCCGAGGGCAGCTATGAAGCTGACCAGGCCCGCATCCGTGGCAACCTCCAGCGCGGTCAACAGGTCGCTGCCTTGGCCGCCAACAACGTCGATGTGACCACGGGTAGCGCTTCCGACATCCTCGGCGACACGGCGATGTTCACCGAGCAGGATAAGCAGCAGGCGCAGATCAACGCCGCCATGAAGGCTCGCGGCTACAACATCGACGCGCTCAATCAGAAAGGCGCTGGCGACTTCGCCCAGTGGAATGCCAAGACCAGCAACACCGCCGCGCTCATCAAGGGTGTTTCAGGCATCGCTGGCGATATCTACGGTGGCATGGGTGCAGCGTCTTCCCCGAGCCTTTCCAACGCCTCGAACACGACCATCCTCAACGGCGGAACCTACACCGGGCCGCAAAGCCTCTCCACCAAGTGGCCCGGAAGCAGCGGGCGTATCAACTGGCTTGGACGATAACGCATGCCGACCGTACCCCGCGTATCCCAGGCCAGCATCGCGCCGGTCCAGGCTGGCGTGCCGCAGACGCAGGCATTCAACGTCCAGCCAGCACTTAACAGCGTGGCTTCTGCCATCGGTGGCGCAGGCGACCAGCTGGCCTCCATCGCCCAACGGGAACAGGACAAGGCGGATGCTGCCCAGGCCAACCAGGCACGTATCGACCTGGCGAACCAAGAGGCAAGCCTGTTCGATCCCAACAACACCAATGGCGTCTACAGCTACAAGGGCGCGAATGCCCTCCAGGCGATCGGGTCGGTCAATCAACATCTTGATACGTTCTACCAGGACTATCGCAACAAGCTGCCCAGTGCTAAACAGCAGCTCCAGTTCGATCAGCTCTTTGCGAACCATCTCCTTCAGGTCATGGACCGTACGAACAAATACGCCCTGACCGAGAACAATGACTACCAGAAGCAGGCGTACGAAGGGGCGGTTGGCTCAGCCCTGAGTTCGGCGACGACCAAGGCGACGGATGGGGACATCAACGGCGCCAATCTGGCTGCTGCTGATGGCGTGCGATCGATCAAGCAGTACGCCACTGCGCAGGGATGGCCTGACGAGTACACCACAGCCACCATCGACAAGTTCAATAAGTCCGTGCTGGTGGCGACGGATGCGGCCTACAAGGCCAATACCGAGGCGTACATCGCGCAAAACCCGCAGCAGGCATTGAATGACCTGTCTGCGCGCCTTGGCATTGGCCGGTACAGCAGTGCGAACGCGGGCCTACAGCAGGATGCCAGTCTTCCGCGCGGCATCCGCAACAACAACCCGGGCAACATCCGTACCTCCGATATCCAGTGGCAGGGCAAGGTTGACTCGCCGGACACGCAGTACGAAGCCTTCTCAACGCCCGAGGCAGGCATTCGCGCCACCGCCTTGAACGCGGTCACCAAGGCCAATCGCGGCACGAACACCGTTCAGTCGCTCATTTCTGAGTGGGCACCTCCAAACGAGAACAACACGCAGGCTTACATCACGGCTGTCTCGGCCGCTATGGGCGTGTCGCCTACCGATAAGCTCAACCTGAACAATCCGGCGCAGCTTACGTCGCTGACGAACGCAATCATCACCCATGAGAACGGAAGCAATCCGTACTCGCAGGCGCAAATCGCGACCGGTGTGAATGCCGCACTAGGGCAGGGCAAGATTCCCGATACGCACCCTCCAGTGAGTATGGCCGGCGGTGGACTGGTCGTGCCGAACGCGCCCGCCTCCGGTGAGGTCGGCCAGCTAGGTAAGTCCGGCAACTTCACTGTCGACCAGCTCAAGACCGCCGATGTCGTCCAGCTCTATAACCGCGCCCGTGAGGAAGTGAATAAGGTCCAGGTAGAGAACCGCGCGGTCATCCAGCAACGCGTGAACGATGACACTGCGACCTTTAGGACGGGGCAGGAGGTCAGTAATCCGCTCACGCAAGGCGACTTCACTCGTGCCTATGGCGATGTCCAGGGCATGTACCGCTACGGCGCGTACCAAGCCGATCAGCAGTTCGCCGCGGCCTATCAGAAGGTCAACACGCTGCCTGTGTCCCAGCAGGCCGACTTTCTTGCCGCCAACCAGCCAACGGCTGGCGAGGAGAATTTCGCGGTCAAACAGTCGAACTACGATGCCCTGACTAAGGCCATCGAGACCGTCAACCAGCGACGCAACACTGACCCGATGGGCTGGGCGCGCACCGCGAATATGGCCGGCGTGCAGGATTTGGATATGAGTAGCCCGCAGGCACTGGCGTCGTCCATCGCCAACCGGGTTGGGGCGGCCAACACGCTGTCGCAGACCTACCTGACGCCCTATGCACTGCTCTCCAAGAACGAGAATGCGGCCTTGTCTGCGGCAGTTGGAGGCATGTCGTCGCGCAACAAAGCGTCTTTCCTAGGCTCGCTGTCCACCTCGATGGACCCGGCCAACTATCGCCTTGTGGTGAGCGATCTTCAGAAGGATTCGCCGACTACGGCGATTGCCGGACAGATCATGGGGGCGGGTAGGGCGGCCACGATCCAGCCGGATGGCGTTTTCCACTCTGCCGTCTCGATGGATGCTCCGACCATCTCGCAGACCATGTTGGATGGCGAAGCGCTCCTGCATCCGAGCAAGGCCGATAAGGACGAGAATGGGGCTACTAAGTTCGCCATGCCGCCGGATGGTGGAGCAACGGGCTTGCGTGCCACCTGGGGCGCTTTGATTGGCGATGCGTTCCGTGGCAACCCCGAGACGGAAGTGCAGACCTACCAGGCTTACCGTGCGATGTACGCCGGTCTGGCGGCCAAGAAGGGCATCTCTGATGGTACCTACGACGACGGCATTGCCCAGCAGGCCGCGCGCGCGGCTATCGGCAACATCGGGACGTGGAACGGACACCAGGTCATCCCGCCATATGGCATGGACTATAACCACTTCCAGGATGCTGCACAGGCGCAGTGGGAAAAGATCAAGGACAACGTGCCTGGTGCATCTGGAAACGATGTGTGGGGCTACAACATCGATCCGGCTGGCGATAACGTCTATTTCCTGAGCAACGGAACCTCACCGCTCAAGGATAAGCAAGGCCGTCCGGTCACGATCCACATCGACCCTGACTTCAAGCCGGCACCTAAGGGTCCGGGCTTCCTGAGCCGCGTGGGCGCCAAGGCGGGATCCGCGGCGAATGCCGTTCAAGGCGCAGTCCAGAACATCCCTCTGGTGAACTCGGGTTACACCGATGAGTGATCTGACGCCATCCCAGCAGGCGGCTTACGACCGGCTCTATGGGGACAATCCCGAACCCATCCAGGAGTCGATCAAGCCGGGTGTCTTCACTGGCTGGTACAAGGGTGCGGCGGGCATTCCTGGGGGTGCGACGGGTGCGGTACTTGGTATCGGCAGCGCCGCCACCGAAGGCCAGGTCAATCCCGATGACGGCCTGTTCTCACCCAAGGACATCCTCAACCCGATCATCCATCCCAGCATTGAGCAGATTCGGCAGTCCGCTGCGGACTATTACCGCCCGGATCCGCAGACGACGGGCTGGGTAGGAAACACGCTCTATGGCGTAGGCGATGTGCTTACCCGCGTGGCCGTGGGCAACGTCATCGCTCCAGGGGCTGGCCTGCCCATCGCTGCTGGCACGTCCGGCTTTGAGCGTGCCAAGGATCTGGAGTCCCAGGGCGTAGACCCCGCTACGGCGGCTGAATCTGGCGGCATTACTGGCGCCTCGCTCCTTGCCTCGGGCGGCCTGTCCTCGTTCGGCACGTCGACCATTTCTCGCGTCCTGTCAGGCGCTGGCCTCAACGTAGCTTTTGGTGCAAGTGCTCGCGGCCTGGATTCTGCCGTCCTCCGCGCCCATGGCTACGAGGCCCAGGCCGCGCAGCAGGAGTGGAACGATTCGTCGTCTCTCGTTGCCGATGCGGTGATTGGCGGCGCCTTCCATCTGCTACCGCACGCTCGGGAAACGCCCAAGCCCTCGGCCGACGAGATCGATTCAGCCCTTGCGACCAAGAACAACCAGAACGTGATTGACGCCGCCCCTGGCGTTCCTGCTGACCCTGCCGCAGCCGGCGCGCATGTGGATGCCATGGACTTGGCCCATGACCAGCTTACGGATGGTCAGCCGGTCGATGTCGGCCCGGTGGTTAGGGATGCCAATTTCGTGCCGCGGCCGGAGCCGGCGCCAAGGACGATGGCGGAGGTTGGCACCGTTATAGATAACCGTCTTGCGGCCCTAGATGAAGTGGCGCAAGGGGTGCGATCGAAAGGCGATTTGTCTGACCTTGGTAGCGAGGCGGCCGACCTAGAAGACCTTCTTAGGCAGCAGTACCATGCCCGAGACAACAACATCACCCAGGCTCCGGAGAACCAGCTAACGCCCGACGAGCTTTCCTTCGCAGAGAATAGGCTTGCTGAAATCCGGGCACAAATGGAGTCCCACAGGCAGGCGATTGCCGCCCGGAACAATGCCGCCCGCTTACGAGAAAAGCTGGCTAAGACTGACTCTGACCCCGAGCTTCGCGGCATCGCTGAAAGTATTGCCCCATCGAGCACGGCAGAGGCTCGCGCATCGGACATCATGCGATCCGGGCTTCAAGAGGCCGGGATACCTGCCGCCGAGATTGATGCCGCCGCCAAGCCTACGGATGACCAGGTAACGGCAAAGTTCAATCGGAAGCTGGAAGATCATCCGGCAGCGGTATCCGAATACGTCAATCTGCCCGACTCCATGGGTGGCCGCGTGCTCAACACCGACATCGCCCGCGAGTTGTCCCCGGACTACCTGGCTGACCGGACCCGATCTGCACCGGTCCACGAGCCGGCCTCCGACTTCGTGAAGCGGCTTTACGCTGAAAAGCTGGCCCAGCCGACCCCCGAAGGCATGGACCCGATAGTTCAGTTCACGGCCGGTGGTACGGGTGCGGGCAAGACCACGGGCCTGGGCGAAGCACTCGCCAAGAGCGGCGAGAACCCTGAAATCATCTACGACACCAACATGAACACGCTGGGGTCCGCCGAGCAGAAGGTCCAGCAGGCGCTTGATGCTGGCCGCAAGGTGAAGATCCTCTACACCTACCGAGAGCCAGTCGATGCGCTCGTGAATGGCGCTCTGCCGCGCGCTGAAAGGCAGTCCGGCACATTCGGATCAGGCCGCACGGTACCCGTGGCTGAGCACGCCAAGACGCACACGGGGGTGCGCGGGGTGATAGATGCGCTGGCCGCCAAGTACAAGGACGATGACCGCGTTCAGATTGAGGTCTACGACAACAGCCACGGCAGGGGAAATGGCCGGCTTGCGGCACTTGAAGACATCCCAAGGATCGATGAAAATGGCCTCCATGAAAGGCTTAACGCTGCCTTGGAAGAAGAACACCGCGCAGGTCGAATCTCCGACCAGACTCGCGCAGGGTTCCGAGCAGCCGGCCGTGAGTCCGTGGGCGCAGGCCTACGGGGAGAATCTGAACCGCAAGGTTCTCCAGGAGCACGAGAACGACCTGGCAATGCTGCCGCCGGAAGTCAGGGCGAGAAAAACGCCGGAGGAATGGCTGGCGACACCGCCGCTGGAAATACTCAAGCTCGCCCGCGAAGCTCAGAAGTAAATCCAGCCCGTGGCGCTGACCAGACGACAACTGCTGGAGAAGCAGGAACGAATCGCCGAGCTGGAGAAGCAGGGCGCGCAGACGCTAACGGAGATGCGGCGGCTAAGTCGCAAGCTGGCCTCGATCCGGCGCGAGTTGCAGACGTTGAACGCGCCCGCACCATCGCCGAGCAATCCCCCGACGTCCAGCTAGATGACGGCACCACGGCGGCTGACGCGATGCGCGCCGCTGACGACGAAGTACGCCAAGCCGAGCAGACAGGTTCCGCCATCCAGGCGGCCGTAGCCTGCTTCCTGCGTTTCGGGAGTGACCTATGAGGCAGGAGTGCATCCAGGCGGTCAATCTGGCGCTTGGACGATCCGCGACGGTGGGTGAAACGCGAGACATCGAGAACCGTATCCGCCTCAGTATGCGCAAGCTTGCCGGCGCCGATCCTGTGGGCTGGCGGCAATTGAGCGCGCCGGAGCAGCTACAGCGCGCCGCCGTGGACGCGGCACAGAGTATCAGCCACGAGGCCGCGGTGAAGCGTCTACGCACGGCCCAAGCTATCCTTGCTCATGACCGCATGCGCAACTACATCGACGCACAGGTGGCTTCCGGGTACGACAAGAATGGCATTGAAGCGCTGGAGCGCATGCTCGCCAGCAAGGCCGATGGCAAGAACAACGTCATCTCGGTAGAGGCATCGCGTCGCGGTATCGAGGCCAACGCGTCTCGCCTCATGTCCAAGAGCTGGAATGTGGCCGGCGGTAAGTTCCTGCATCTTCTGAGGGACAAGCTATCCGAGGCCACGCTTGTTCGTGCACTCCATGGCGACAAGACGACTCCAAAAGCATTTCAGGACGCCGCCGCCGATTTCCACGATGCCGCCGAATCGCTCCGCCAGCGCTTCAATGCGGCCGGCGGTGACATCGGCCGCCTAGATAACTGGGGCATGCCGCATTCGTGGAGCGATGCAAGGGTTATCAAGGCAGGCCGGCAGGCCTGGACCGATTTCATGCTGCCGCTGATGGATCGGTCTCGGTATACCCATGAGGACGGCAGGCCGTACACCGATGCCGAGATGCGTGGCCTTTTGGACGAAGCGTGGACGTCAGTCGCTACTGGTGGCGCCAACAAGGTCATTGGCGGCGAACGCGCTCCCGGTGGCGGCATCAAGGCCAACCGTAACCGGGCCGAGCGTCAAATCCACCTCAAGGACGCCGAAGCCTACATGGCGGCTATGGGCAAGTTCTCCGAGCGTGGTGTCATGGACGCGATGATGGGTCATATCAGTCGCCTATCGCGCGATATCGCTCTCGTAGAACAGTTCGGCCCCAACGCTGACCGACAGTTCGCCCATTTCCTGGATCAGGAGACGGCTAAAGCCAAGATCGACAATCCGGGCCGAAAGGGAGTCGCGGACAAACAGGCCAAGTTCGCCGAACGCCTCTACAACTTCCAGGCTGGCAACGGTGCGCCGCCGCCGGAGAGCTGGCACGGTAAAGCTCTCCAGGTCTGGCGTGACCTCAACGTGCTCAAGCTTGGCAGCACGCTGATCTCGTCCATCGCCGACTATGGAACGATGCACCTGACGGCCCACGTCAACGGCATTCCGTCCTACAAGATGTTCCTGAATGAGCTTCGCGCGCTCAATCCAGCCGATAAATCCGAGCGAGCCATTGCTGAATCCGCCGGCCTAATGGTCCGCGAATACTCCCAGCAGCTCGCCCGCTACGGTGGCGATATTGGATCGCATGGATGGTCTCAGAAACTGTCCAACACCTTCCTCAAGGTCACGCTTCTGCCCTATGCCACGGAGGCAAGGCGCCGCGCCTTTAGCTACGGGATGATGGACCAGGTAGGCAAGGCGGTTCGTGACTTCGATACGCTGGACAAGCTCAATGATGCCGACCAACGTTTCTTGAAGCGGTCGGGCATCACCCAGGACGATTGGGATGTCATGCGTCTAGCACAGGCCGATGACTGGGGTGGCAACCACACCATGCTGACGCCGGACAGCATCTATCGGATTCCTGATGCCGATGTCGCCAAGGTGACAAACGAAGATCCGCGCATCGCCAAGGATCGTGCGGCCTCTAACCTGATGGGTTTCGTGATCGGCGAGCAGGATAGGGCGGTGATCGAGCCTGGCGTGCGTACCCGCGTTCGACTCGGCGCGGACAAGCCTGCGGATGGCATTGCCGGCTTCATCTCGAAGAGCTTTGCACTGTTCAAGTCGTTCAGTTTCGAGCTGACCGAGCAGCACTTGAACCGAGCGCTCCATGCCTTCGAGACCAAGCGAGGATCGGCTGCTTACTTGGCCGCACTCATTGCGTCAACGACCATCCTTGGCGCCGTCGCCAATGGCATCAAAGATATCGTGTCAGGACGTGATCCACGGACGCTCAACCTCAGCAACAAGGACGGCTGGAAGAACTGGGTAGCTGCTCTCACAACGGGCGGCGGCCTTGGTCTCTACGGGGACTTCCTGGTCAACACCTACGGCTCGCACGGGTCCACCCTCGCCGAACAGGTAGCCGGCCCCTTGGTGGCCGATGCTTCGACGTTGCTCAACGTTGGACAGCAGGCCGTGGCTAGCACCACGGACCCCAATGCTGACCTGATGAAGCAGATCCGTCCCACTGGGCCAAGTACCGTCAATGCTCTGAAAGCCTACGTTCCCGGCGCATCGCTTTGGTACACCAAGGCCGCGATGGATCACCTCATCTTCAACCAGCTTTCCGACCAACTTTCGCCTGGCTATCTCAACCGCATGAAAGCCAAGGCAAGGCAGCAGAAGCGCACGAACTGGTGGGAGCCTGACCAAGGCACGCCCAACCGGGCTCCAGACCTAAGCTCCGCAGCTCGCTGAACCCTCCGCATCGCACATCCATAGGCCGCCTCCGGGCGGCCTTTTCTTTTGGGGAATGCCGTGACCATCTCGACCTACACTTCGTCAAACACGTTCGTCGGCACCGGGACGAATGGTCCATTTCCGTGCAACTTCCGCATTTTCAGCGATTCCGATCCAACCGTATCGCTCATCAATACGACGACCGGAACTTCTACGACGCTGGTTCTTAATTCGGACTACACCATCGTAGGCGCTGGAGATCAGGGTGGATTCACCCTATCGACCACGAATGTAGTTCCGACTGGAACGAACCTTCTCGTGTCTCGGTCGATTCCCATCGATCAGCCTACGGATTTCACGAATCAAGGTTCGTTCTTCCCGACGATGCATGAGGACATGGCCGACCGCATCGTGATGCAGATTCAGCAGTTGGCTCATTCGATCAGCCTAGCGTTGACGATGCCTGATGGCCTTTTCCCGTCACCCACTAGCAAGCTTCCTATTCCACTGCCAGGTAGCCTGCTCGGCTGGGCGCAGGATGGTCTGTCGCTCGTCAACACGGGTGGTAGCGGAGTTGGCGCCGGAAGTATCATCGACGCCAATGTATCCAATACCGCTGGCGTGCAGGCTTCCAAGCTCAATTTCACCCAGGTTGGTACAGGCGCCCAGGTTCGCACGGTGCAGTCCAAGCTTGGCGACACCGTGAGCATCAAGGATTTTGGCGCCGTTTGCGATGGCGTCCATGACGACTCCGTAGCCATCAATAGCGCTCTTGCTTCGGGTGCAAGCCGCGTCAAGTTCCTTGGTACGGCTCTAGTGTCAAAGCCGCTATACTACCCTAGCAACATCATCATCGAGTTCGATCAGGGCGCATCAGTCGTTCCGGTGGCGCTGGCAAGCTTCCAGAAGCTCACTCTCAATGGTGTTGACTGGGGCTATGCCATTTTCATGAACGTGAACTGGCAAGCGTCCTCGGTCACCGACAGCAATGTGACCTTCATCAATCCTCGATGCTCGCCGTCGTCGGCTTGGAACGGTCACTTCATCGGTTCACGCAAACTCAGCAACTTGCAGGTTATCGGATCCTATTGCACGAACATGGCTGATGTCGTGTCCAGCATGTCGTGTGTCGATGTCCTGGTTAAAGACGGATGGTGCAATAACATCTCTAACTGTGCGTATGACTTTTGGGAAGGACCGGCACGCATCACGGTGGTTAACTGCACCACCATCAATGCCAACGGTGGCGTCAACTTCAACGCAGTAGACACCTACAACAACGGCCCCTTCACAGCCGATACGCTTCTCGTCCAGGGATGTCGTTTCTATAGCTCCGCTACGTCAGCCGTTTATGTCGCGCCGCTCGGCAACACCTCGTTCTGCACCAATATCAAGATCCTGGACAACTTCATCGACCAAGCCAACACGGCCACGGGAACGGGTGGTGGTGGTCGTGTCTGGAATGGCATTACTGTGCAGCGATCCAGCGTGATCGATATCCGCGGCAATACCATGAACAGGATCGGTTCGGGCGCAGCGCCGATCATCGTTACGACCGATGCAGGCGGAGCAAGCCAGCAGACGTTGATCGTGGACAACACGGTCAACAATTCAACGCTTGGCTCCAGTGGCTTCTATATCCAATGCTACGGCGCCAATTCCAAGGTCTGGAACAACCGCGCGCTGAATTCGACGGCCACGGGTGGTGTAGGCATTGCGGTCAACGACCCTACTTCGGTCGTCGGCCCCAACCTCATGGCGGGCGCTACCACCTATCTCGTCAACCAGAACCCTGGAGGTGGCGCTACGTCGGCCGCCTTGCAGCTGGATCAGAACACCACAGTCTCGGGTGGTCGATGGGACACCCCTCAGCCCATCCGTGCCCAAGCGTTCCAGCCTGGCGTTTCCTATGCCATCACCGCCACTGGCACGACTTCTGGTACGGCGCTCCAGCTGACCAAGCCCTTCAACTACGTGAATGGTGGCGCTGCGAACTCCGGCGTCATGCTGCCTCAGAACACCGGCAACCGTGCTGGCGAGGAGTGGATTATCTGGAATCAGTCTGGCAATACCATTCTGGTGTACCCGTGGCCTGGCGATACCATTGGTGGCTCTGGCTCGCTATCCGTCGCCACATCCACGAAGGCCCGCCTTGTGGCTATCACGGGCACGCTATGGATCGTCGCTTAAGCTAAAATCATCCCCTGACGCTTGGAATGGATCAGGGGATGAAGGCTACTACTCGCCTGGATGGCATCGAATCACTGCGAGCCTACGCGGCCGTCTCGATTATCTTCTTCCACCTCATCGGCTCGGGTGGCGCCACCGTGCCGGATAGTCTCAGCTTCATTAAGACCCATTTTGGATTCGGGGTCCCTCTGTTCTTCGTCGTCAGCGGATTTAGCCTTGCGTACGGATATTGGGGCAAGCTGTCGAACGAGTCACAGCTTGGTCCGTACTTCCTGCGGCGCTTCGCCCGCATTGCCCCACTGTTCTATGCGGTGCTGGTCTTCCAGCTCATCAATGTATGGCTTGAGGATGGAGTGACGTTCGCGCCACTGGATGTGGCTATGAACGCCTTGTTCGCCTTCAATCTCGTCCCACATCTGACGGAAGGCATTGTCCCGGCCTCGTGGACGATTGGCGTTGAGATGCTGTTCTACGTGATCTTCCCGCTATGCCTGATGGCATGCAAAAGCCTCACGCGAACAGCCTTCATCTTGGCCCTGTCGATCCTTGTCTCCACGGCGACGACCATCGACCTCAAGCCGCTTGAGAACTACCAAGCGAGCTTCGTCTATCACAACGTGGTTGCCCAGCTCCCGTATTTCATATGGGGCATGCTGTTCTTCCACATTCATCGGGCTATCGCCTCGGCGGTCGATGCTCGCCATGCCCGCATGATCTGCTGGGCGCTCTGTGTTGCCGGTATCGCCGGTATCTATACCATGTACGCCAGCAGTGGCCTCTACATGTTCTTCTGGACCCGCGGCCTTCGGCCAACCTGGGACATGCTGTGGGGGCTTCCCTTCGGAATCCTCTGCCTCGCCATGGCCCTGCATCCCTCGCGGCTCCTGTCCAATCCAGTCACGCGATACCTCGGCAAGGTCAGTTTCAGCCTCTACCTTGTCCATCCCACCGTGCTCTACAAGCTAGGCAAGGCAGGCGCCTACAACTGGGTCTATGCCAAGCTTCCAGAGCACCAGGCCATCGCTTACTTCATCTGCCTGCTGTTCTCGCTGGCGATCATTGCGGCTATCGCGACCGTGACTTTCAGGCTCATCGAGCAGCCCGGCATGGACTGGGGTAAGCGGATTGCCACTAGGGAAGCCAAGCCAGCGGTCGCATGA